TGATTAATGGTCTAGGGGATAACCTCGGGATTAAGTTAAACTTAGTTACGATTTACACCTGCAAGGCCTTTACCTTCGCTCTGAAAGGAAACTCGAATGAGAAGCTCTACCCGAAGTTACAAACCATTTTCAAAACTTGATCTCTGGTTAGACAAAAGGATATCCCTCTGGAGCGGTTGGATTAGTGGTATTGGAGGAGTTATCTTAGGGGAGGGGGTAGGCCAGGTAATCCATAGCCATTATTGGTTCGCGGCTTTACTTATCGCGACCGGGGCTATGATCATTACCCTATGTTTTCGCTCTATCATTGTGCATTGGAGAATGTTCGAGGAGAGATTTCGTGGATAGACTAGAACGCGAGGAGTTTCTGATCGAGGTCGCAAAGCTTTGCGCCAGGCGTTCTACCTGCGGGCGATTGCAGGTAGGAGCCGTCATTAGCGATATGGGGCGCATTATCGCGACCGGGTATAACGGACCCCCAAGCGGGTTTAAGCATTGCCTGGAGAATAACTGCGATATCTCGGAGATCTGCACCAGGACGGTTCATGCCGAGACTAACGCGATTGCCTTCGCCGCCCGGTTCGGGATACGGACTAACGGGGCCTCTATGTACGCTACCGATAGTCCCTGTGAGCAGTGCGCTAAGTTTATCATCCAGGCGGGGATTAAGCTGTTCGTGTACTATCGAACGTATCGGGATACGAAGCCGGTTCAACTTATGCGTGACGCCGGGATCGAAGTAAGGCTCTATGCCCCGTAACGCCTTTTGCGAACTCTGTCCTCTGCACCACGGAGCGAGGCATGTTTGTCTGTGGGGAGAAGGCGACGAGAATGCGGAGGTCATGGTAGTAGCCGAAAACCCAGAGAAACGGGACGACCAAACGGGGCATCCTTTCGAAGGCCAGGGCGGGCAGATGATCCGTGCGGAGCTTAAGAAGCTTGGGTTTAACTCCGTTTACTTTACCTACGCTACTAAGTGCGCGACAGCGGGCAAGATAGGAGCGAAGGACGCGAAGGCCTGCAAACCTTACCTGGAAGAGGAGATCAAGCGTGTTAAACCGAAGTACGTGGTCACTCTCGGAAGCTTGGCTTCGAAGGTTGTACTTAAGAAGTCTAAGATCACCGAGGAGCACGGCCAGCTCGTCGAACTACCAGGCTTTCAGGGAATGCCGGTTTACCAGGCCTCCTATGCAATTCGAGATCCGAGTAAGCTCCCCGCTATCCAATACGACCTGGCCCGGCTTAAGCGCACGATAGATGGAACAACCATAGAAGACCCCTTTCGATGGTCTCTGGTTAAGGATGTTGGTAGCTTCGAGCATTTCCTGCGTGAGTTTATCGAGGCCGAGGAGTTCTCCTTTGATACAGAAACCAGTAGTCTCTTCCCCCACGACGGAAAAGGATTTGTTCGCTGCATTGGTATTGGCCTTCCTATACGGGCTTGGGTTATCCCTCTGGATATGCCCGGTTCACCTTTCGAGGGCAAGCCATCTCTGGTTAGGGCTATTGGGCATATCCTGCGTTATTACGCTAGAGGCAAGGGAACGGTGGCGCAGAACGGGAAGTTCGATAACGAGTGGTTAACCTACTGCGCTGGGGGCGGGTTCTACGAGAACTTCGATACGATGCTCGCTCATCACGTCCTTGACGAGAACCAGCCGCATGATCTTAAGTACCTCGCTCGAATGGAATTAGACTGCCCCGAGTATGACATACCGAAGAAGGAGAAAACCGGTGGTTCGCTTCACATACCGGCTAAGAGGCTTGAGTATTGGGAATACTGCGCGCGGGACGCTTGGAATACGCTTCGACTTAAGTGGGTATTTAAGAAGCGGCTTAACGCAAGTCTACCGTTGCGTCGCCTCTTCTATCAGATCGTTATGCCAGCTTCCCGGGTACTCGAAAAGGCGGAGATGGAAGGCCTTACGCTCGATCTACCGAGATATGCCCAGGTCGAACAAGAGGCTAGAACCAAGAGACTGAACTTGGAGCTAGAGTTAAAAGCGATTGCTGATATTAACTGGAATTCTCCCGACCAAGTCGCAGCGATTCTGTTCGATGACTTAGGACTAAAGTCAACCGTTAAGACCGACGGGGGCAAACGCTCTACCGGTGAGGCTGCTCTCGTTGACTTAAAGGGCAAACACCCGGTCGCGGATACGTTAATCTCCTTCCGCGAAACCGATAAATTTATTGGCACCTACCTCGAAGGCTGGAAGGATTTCATACATGAAGGACGACTCTACTTGGGATATAAAATTCACGGTACGGTTACGGGAAGATATAGCTCGCGGCTTCATCAAGTGCCTCGTGATGGATCCATCCGTAATCTTGTCGTTGCACCTGATGGCTGGGAGTTCTGTCAGGCAGACCTATCGCAAGCCGAACTCCGAATTGCTGCCGAGTTATCCGGCGACCTTGAATTGGTTTCGTGCTTCCGACCTGGGGGGGCCGATGTCCACTGGCGCACCATGCTCCATATCGTGGCAACCGGAGCTTCCTCCGAGTACGACAAGCTCGCAAAGTCTACCGCAGCCCAGCTCTCACGAAGTCGCTCTGAACCGCGCATTACTGAAGCAGTGGAGATCCTCCGTTCGGTCGGGCATGATGCCGCGATAGCGGTCGATAAGGTTTGGAAAGAGGCTCGTAAGCGAGGCAAGTCAATTAACTTCGGGTTCGTCTTTGGAATGTATGAAAACAAATTTATCGAAACCTGCAAAACGAAATACGGCTACGAGCCGACGTGGGAAGAGGCCCATGCCTTCCGTCAAGCGTACTTCGAGCTTTACCAGGGTGTCCCTAAGTGGCACGATAAACAAAAGAGACTTGTTAAACTTTATGGCGAAGTGTCTAACCTCTTCGGAAGGGTTCGCAGACTTCCCGGAATTTACTCCTCTGACCGTGCGCTTCGTAGTGAGTGTGAAAGGCAGGCGATCAACTCCCCCGTCCAAGGAGCCATAGGCGATTGGAAAGCCGCAGCGATGGTGGAAATAGACGAGCGAATTGATCGCGACGAGCTTAGGATAGTCGGGGAGCATCACGACGCATTGCTTATGATAGTTCGCAAGGGCTGCGAGGACCGGACACTCCCGACCGTGCGAAGCATCATGCGCAAGCCGAGACTGTTGGAAACTTTCAAGATCGATATGAAGGTTCCGATGGAGTCCGAGATCGAACTAGGCCCCTGGGGGGCCGGTAAAGCCTACAAAGGAGACTTATAGTGCCAGAGACCCGCTATTCTATGGTTAAGGCGTATCGTCGCTGCCCAAAGAGCTTCGAGTATCGATACGTTAAGAACCTGCAACGTACCAGGCCGTCGCCCCCGTTGCTCCGGGGAACGATCATTCACGCAATGCTCGATGTCCGAGCTATCGGCACCGGGGCTAAGAAGCCGATGACGGTCCTTAGCGAGTACGAGGAGAAATACAAAGCCCTCTTCCGGGAAGAACAGGAGCTTTACGGTGAGAACTTTATCTCTGATATCCGTCGTATCTTCGAAGGCTACGAGCGCACTTACGGGACCGTGGAAGAGGATGGTCTTATCTACGAAGCTTCCGAAGAGTTTGTCGCTACTGACCTTACCCCCGATATTCGGTATACGGGTCACCTCGACAAACGGGTTGTCACCCGACGCGATGGGCGTCGCTGGATCTTGGATCATAAATCACACCGGGTGATTCCGACCGAGGAGCAGAGATTTCAGGACTACCAGATTCTGATGTACGTTTGGGCGTATAACCGCGAGCACCCGAAGGACAAGATCGATGGTGTTATGTGGGATTACATCCGAACGAAGGCCCCAACGATTCCCGAGGTACTAAAGGCCGGGGGGCTCTCGCAGGCGAAGAACATCGATACGGACTACTACACGTATACGAAGGAGCTAACCCGCCTACGCATTGATCCGAAGCCGTACAAGGATTTCCTAGCGGCTCTTAAGGCCCGGTCTGCCGAGCGCTTTTTCCTACGGGTTAAGCTGCCCGCGCCATCGAAGGCAATGACCGAGCAGGTCGTTAAGGACTTCCGCGAGACCTCCGTGATTATGAATAATCTAAAGGTCTACCCCCGGACGATGACACGTGATTGCTCCTTCTGCGATTTCTACCGCCTCTGCAATGCCGAATTGCGCGGGCTCGATGCGGCGTTTATTCAGAAAACCGAATACGAGGAGTGCACAGTTGGCGAAGATCATACCGAAGAAGTCTAATGGCCCTAAGAAGGCCAGTAGCAAATCGATCCTATCGAAGATCAAGCCGGTAGGGGATATCGAATCGCAGCTAACGATGCTCTGTTACGGGAAGGCCGGGACGGGTAAGACCGTTTTTGGCTGCTCGTTTCCGAAGCCGTTACTGTTGATTGACATTAAGGAGAAGGGCCACGAGTCCATCCTGGATGTCGAGGGCGTCGATCTCCTCCCCGTCGAGAAGTGGAGCGAGCTTGAGGAGATCTACTGGGAGCTTAAGGGAGGGACTAAGTACAAGTCTATCGTGCTCGATCAGTTAACCTCGATGCAGGCCCTAGCGATGGCTAAGATCCGCGAGGATAAGGGCGTTGGGGCCGAGGAGGTTATCTCTCAGCGAGCATGGGGGCAGATCTCCGGGTTGATGCAGACCTGGCTCTATAACTTCCGGGAACTCTACTCGGACGGTTACCATATCTGCTTTAACGCTCACGAACGGTTACGGGAACCGCAGGAGGAGAACGACGAGCGTATCGCCCCATCGGTAGGTTCGAACCTGATGCAGTCGGTTGCCTCCTTTGCAAACGGGATGGTCTCGGTTATCGGGAATACCTTTATCCGGGAACACGAGGTGGAGAAGAAGAAGTACGAAATTCAGTTCTGTATGAGGGTTGGCCCGCACGCCTATTATGCTGCTAAGATTCGCCGCCCGGTATCGGCGGGTCCCGCACCCGGCATTATCGTAAACCCTTCATTCGACAAGGTGATGAAGATCTCAAGAGGCGAGAGCCTTAACCGAACAATCAAACGTAAGTAGGAGCAGTGAAAATGGCAGTTAAAGCGAAGAAGAAAGGCTGGTCAGTCGAGGTTGACTTCGAGGGCGTAGAGTCCGGTGGCTTTACCCTCGATGACGGAACCTACCAGGCCGAGATCGTCAAGGCCGAAAGCACGGAGTCCTCCGAGGGCAATCCGATGCTGGTCCTTGGGTGGGTCGTGACCGAGGGCAAGAAGAAGGGTACGAAGTTAAACTTCGATAACGTCTCCCTTATGCCCCAGGCTCTCTGGAAGCTGAAAGGCCTCCTTGAGGCTCTCGAAGTCGAAGTTCCGGACGGCGCACTGGAGATCGAGGAGAGTGATCTCGTCGGTGGGCAGTGCGGTATCGAGGTCACTAACGAGACCTACGAGGGCAAGAAGCGACCGAAGATCACCGGCTATGTCTCCGGCGGAGAGGGCGGCGAATCGTCCGACGATGATGATGACGATGATGACGATGACAAGAAGGTCGCCAAGAAGCCTGCGAAGAAGGCGGACAAGGCCAAGGACGATGACGACGCCGACGACGAGGATGACGACGGGGACAAGAAGGTTGGAAAGAAGCCTTCGAAGACCGCGAAGTTCAAGGAAGGTCAGCGGGTCAAGTTCCGAGACGACAAGGACAAGCTCGTCAAGGGTAAGGTAGTCGAGATCGAAGGCGATACCGCCAAGGTCGAAGATGCCGAGGGCGATACCTGGGAGCTGGAGGTCTCGGACCTCGAAGCCGTCTGATGATTAAGACCCCTCTACTGCCCTATCAGAAGAGGGCGTCTAACCGGGCCGTCACCGCTTTAACCGGCGGTGGCGGTTTTCTGTTGTTACCCGAGCCTCGGGCGCGAAAGACCCTGATCGCTCTGGATATAATGGACCACCTAAAACCGGACTGGACTATCGTAGTCTGTCCGAAAGTTGCTATCCCCGAGTGGACCAGGCAGCTTGAAACCCATTTTAAACTCGATTGGAAGATGCAACTGACTCTGGTTAACTACGAGCAGATGGTCTCTAATCGAAAGTTTTGGTATAAGTCGGTAAAGACTGATGCCGAAATCCTACTGATCGCTGACGAAGCTCACGCCCTAAAGACACGGGGCTCCTCCCGGTCTATGGTCGTAAGGCACGTCTCGAAGTATTGCGACTACCGACTAGGGTTAACGGGGACGCCGTTAGCCCAAGGCCCGGAGGATGCTTGGGCGCTCTGCGACTTTGCTGACCCTACCGTCTTCGGTAAGTGGGATGACAAGATTAACAAGAAGACCAAGGAGGTCCTTGAGGAAGGGTTCGATACCCGTTATCTGGTTTGGGGCGGATTTAAGGACAAGGAACTCGTTGGGTATAAGAACCAGGAGGAGTTTAAGGAGAAACTTCACTCTATCTCGTACCGCATTACCCTGCGTGAGGCGAAGCGGGAAGGGGGCCAAGCCCCGTTAAAGATCCAATACTCAAAGATGATGGTCGATCTCTCCTCCCGGAGCCGACGTGCCTACGATACGATGGAGAAACAGCTCTACGCTATCGTAAACCAGAAAAAGGTCAAGGCTAAGAACGTCCTCTCCGTAGCGATTAAGCTCCAGCAAATTACGGGCGGGTCTCTGATCGACGAGGAGGGTATTGCCCGGGTAATCGATAGTGAGAAAATCGAGGCCCTGCATACCTTTGTTCGGAGCCTGCGCGCCCGGTCGAAATTTATTGTCATCTGCCGGTTCCTGCACGAGATCGATAGGGTTAAGAGCCACCTAGAGAAGCTAGGGTGCTCCGTCGCTCTCGTTAAGGGGGGGTCTCCCTACGATGGGGAGTTTAAGACCGACGCTATTGTAATGCAGATCCAGAGCGGCATGGCAGTAGATATGTCTAAGGCCGATAACATAGTCTTCTACTCTGCGGACTACTCCCAGATAAATTTTGAACAGTCCCGCTTTAGGTCACTCTCATATTCGAAGTCCTTTGTACATTATCATTTTTTACTTGCCAGGGATACCGTTGATGAGATAATCTATGAGGCGCTAAGTAGAAAGGTGAATCTATCGAGACTGATCATCGATAGTTACCGAACCAGGAGCGGGAAGTGAACGACCTTAAAGACAGTATTGCCTTGGTAAAGGAGGCGCTAGCT